CAATTCTTTTTGGCAGTTGCTAAAATGTATTTTAGCAAAGAAGTGATAGTAAGTAGTGGGGCCTGGAAAGTATTTAAGAACAATCTTAGATATAAAGAATATCTGAAATATTTCACAGAATTACCAGATTTACAAACGGCTAAATACAAATTGCCTTATAGTTTTGTTATGGGTATATTCAATTACTTGTCTTCACTCTTTCATGCTTTCAATCAATTATGGGCTATAGACAAAATAACAGATCATTTTTCAAATATTGGAACCAAAGTTATTATGGTTATGGATGCTCACTCTGATGACAGTGGTGGTTATATTCTTATTGAACAAAGCAAATACAATCAGGCTATAGTAAAGAAAATAATATTCATGTATGAAATTTATTTGAAATTATGCAACCATATGTTGTCAAAAAAGAAATGCGCAGTATCCCTGGTTTATTTTGAACTTCTTTCAATTTTGTACATAAACAATAGATTGTTGCCTTTGGTACCAAAGTTTTTCCCAAACATGTCTTTCAAACCTAGCTTACAAGGTTATGCAGTTGACATGTCTTCTGGTTATGGAAAAGTGGTAGAACTCATAACTATGGGTGCAACTTTTTCAGAAGCATTTTACTGCATGAGAGTTTATAGTGAAATGGTTAGAAGATATTATAAAATGCCTGTTTACAATGACAGGCCTTTATCTTTATTTGGAGGTTTGTACTCTCATCCATTGAACATTGTCTTATGTGGCTCTTTGGCAGATCAATCCAGGTTAATGCAAGCTAACAAAGACAAATTCATTCAGATGCAAAAAATTATAAGGTTGTTAACATCTGATGAGACTGAGATATTCACACAAAACGGAATAAAATTGTTAAATAAATGTAGAAATAGAAACACGATACAGCATATTAAAAAAGAATTGGAGTATTATTTCAGTCAAGACTTTTTAAACAAAGAAGTTTTTAAAGTATCAGACATAAAGCATACACTTTTGCACTTGTTCTGTTTTTACCACAAAACAAGCAACACAGAATTCTCAGCATCTCTGAGCTACACCGATAATACAAGAAGATTAACAAAAATATTTTATAACTTGCAGGCACCTGTTTATTCAGTTTTCAACATAAAATTCACACTAGCTGAAATCATTAATTTGATTGAATTACTCATGCTATCCAAAGATGAAAAATTTAAAGAGACAAATACTCTAATCAGGTTTAAAGATATAATATCAGAAATTGAAATGAAAACCGTTGACGTGCATGAAACTGAAAATGTTTTCAATTATCTGTTAGGTGACTCAATGAAGGCTTATGATTATATAAAAGGTTCTTTTGACCAACAAG